CGGAGAAGCATAAAAACGTAGTTGAGATTACGGCTGAGATAAGTCAAAAACAAAATGTAATAGAATTTCTGGAGCGGGTAGAAAAAACTATTCATAGTATCGGGTTTGATATAAAAAATTTAATTGAAGTTATTAAAATGGAGACTGCTTAATGGTTTATTTTGAGTTAGATAAAACTGGTAAATATGGTTACGTTACGGGTGATCATGTTAATGATATAAGAGAATATTTTTCAGTTAAAAACGAGGGTGCACGATTTGCCCGTATGAGAGGTAGATTCATCCCATCGCGAACATATGCCATAACACCCGGTGGTAGAATAGACCCGTGTTTATTTTTTGAAGTAACAAAATTCTTATTACAAAATAATTATTGTAATCAAGATGATATAAAAGCATCAAAGGAATTTATAAATGCTATTTTACCTGCCCCTGCCACTTTTCATAAAAATGTTTCTTTTACTAAAGAACCTTATAACAATTTAACTTTGCAATTAAGAGATTATCAAAAAGCTATAGTTTCTAAGTGCCTAGAGACTGGACGTGGTGTAGTGGTTCTCGCTACAGCGGGCGGTAAAACACTAATTATGGCATCCCTTTTATCGAACTTTTTTCATTTAAAAAATAATTTTAAATGTTTATTAATTGTACCTGACCTAGGATTAGTCGAACAGACGTATACAGATTTCACTAGCTACGGTGTTCCGTTTTTATCAAAAAAATGGACTGGTAGTAATCCTCTAGATTTATCAACAAGTACTTTTAACGTTATTATTGCAAATTTGGGCATCCTTCAATCAGAGAATTCAGATTTATCATGGCTTGAGGATATTGATTTAATTGTGATTGACGAGGTACATAAGCTAAGACGCGGTAATAAAATAAACAACATATTAAAAAATATCAAAACAAATGTACGTTTTGGATTTACAGGTACGATGCCAGAAGAGAAACTGGATCAGTGGAATATTATTGGAAAAATCGGCCCTATAATTTATGAAAAAAATAGCTTTCAACTCCGTACAGAAAAGTTTATATCTAATGTAAGTGCTAATATTCTAGAAATTATATATAAAGATACACCCAAAGATATTAAAGAGATAGTAAACCCAGCAGAAAAATATAGATTAGAATTAGAATTTTTATTTAATAATACGTTTAGAAACAATGCTTTAGCAGTTGTTTGTAATAATGCACCAAATAACGTGTTGGTATTGATTGATTATATAAAACATGGAGAAGAATTATATAATCATTTAACAAAAGTGTGTAACAGAAAACAGGTGTTCTTCATAAGAGGTGAAGTTGAAGTAAGCGATAGAGAAAAAGTTAAAGAATTGATGGAACAAAGTAATAATGTAATATGTGTTGCTATAAGTAAGATATTCAGTACCGGTGTGAATATTAAGAACTTACATTTTATTGTTTTTGCGGGTGGTGGTAAAGCTAAAATTAAAACCATTCAAAGTATAGGTCGTGGTCTTAGACTACACGAAGCTAAAAATAAGCTTTATATAATTGATATAGCAGACCAATTAACATATGGAAAAAGACATCAACTTAAAAGACAGACCCTTTATGAACAAGAGCAAATACCATTTACAGTGAAAAAAATTTATGAAAAAAACTAAAAAACCCTCTATTAAAAAAGATAAAGCACCTGATTTGGATTTACCACCAGAATTAGCTAATATCGATTCCGTAATTAATACTTTAACCGAAGTACCTGAAAAAGTAGCGACACCTGGAAAAAAATTAAAACCATCAGAAAAACCGCATTATGTTAATAGTAAACAGTTCGAAGAAGAGATTAGACTCTATTATAAAACGGATAAAATGACGGAATATCTTGCCGATGCTATAAGAAGAATTGCTTATGGTCTATCTTTTGCTCCTAATTTTATTAACTATTCTTACAGGGACGAAATGATTGGTGATGCTGTAGTTAAAATGTATCAAGCTTTAAAATATAAAAAATTTAAACTCAATCAAGGATTTAGCCCTTTTAGTTATTTTACAACAATTGCATTTCATGCCTTTATTAGTAGGATTAAGAAAGAGAAAAAGCATCATCAGCTGATTGCAGATTTTAGAGAGCGAAATTATGATAGTTTAATTAATAAAGACGAGGATGGTACAGGGGTTCGTGTCTATACTCCAGATGGTGGTGGAGGATTAGATAATAGTCTTTATAATGAAAGTAATGCCTAATAGTCAAATAGCTATTTTTTCGGATCTTCATCTTGGCGTTCATATGAACAGCCAGGCTTGGCATAGTATTTCACTAGACTGGGCAAAGTGGATTGTTGATGAATTAAAGGCAAAGAAAATTAATGAAATAGTTTTTTGTGGAGATTTTTTTCATAGTCGTAGTGAAATTACAGTTAACACGCTTCACCATGCTAGTACTATCCTAGATCATTTCAAAGACTTTAAAATATACATGCTAGCAGGTAATCATGATTCGTTTTATAAAAATAATTGTAGTGTGAATAGTATACGCATTTTTAATGGTAAAGATAATATTGTTATTATTGATAAGCCAACACTTATTCAGATAGGTGGAAAGGAATGTTTCTTTGCACCGTGGGGAACTGAATTAAAAGATATACAGGAATGTGATATAATGTTTGGGCATTTTGAAATTGAAACATTTAAAATGAATAGTTTTAAAGTGTGTGAAGGCGGGTTTAAATCACAAGAATTATTAAATTATGCACCTTTAGTTATCTCAGGCCATTTTCATTTGAGGGAAGAAAGAAAGTATAGCAAAGGAACTATATTATATGTAGGCTGCCCTTTCGAGTTAGATTTTGGTGATGAAGGCTCTACCAAGGGGTATTACATTTTAGATACGAATAATGCACAGTATGAATTTTTTCCTAATGAAGTTTCACCACGACATGTGAAAATTAATTTATCAGATTTAGTTAAAATTCCTAATTTTGCTGAGGCGGGGCAAGTTATCTTAAAAAATAATATAGTTAAGGTAGGGATTGATAAGAACGTTTCAATACAAGATTTAGATAAATTAACATTAAAACTTTATAATTATAAACCTTTGAATCTAGTTATAGATAATAGTAATAACTTTGATAAATTTGGTGCTGATTTAGAACAAAGTATTGATTTGAGTGGTGTAGATATAGCCAAAGCAATTTCTGATTTTGTACAGTTACTTGATATAGATAATAAAAAAGATGTTATTGACTATACTGTTTCACTCTACAACCAATGTAAATGAAAAAGATTATTTTTAATACCCTTACAATAAAGAACTTCTTAAGTATTGGTGAAAAACCGGTAAAAATATCATTTAAGCCTGGTCTTCACGGTATTACAGGTATAAACAGGGATCAATTAGATAGAAGAAATGGCGTGGGAAAAAGTACTATACCGGATGCATTACATTTTGCGCTTTTCGGTTCAACTATAAGAGAATTAAAAAAAGAATTTATTTTGAATAATGTAACGGGTAAGACGTGTGAGGTGTCTTTAACTTTTAGCATAATTAATGGTAAAGAAAAACAAAATTACGAAGTGGTTCGTACTCTGGAGCCAAGCAAATGCATGTTGTATTTGAATGATCGTGATATTACTAGAGATAGTATCGTTAATACAACTGAATATATTACTGAGATAATACAATGTACGCCTGAGGTTTTTCAGAACTGTGTTGTAATGACAGTAAACAATACAGTACCGTTCATGGCAAAAAAGAAGACAGAAAAACGAAAGTTTATTGAAGGTATTTTTAATTTAGAAATTTTTAGTAAAATGCTTTTACAGTTGAGAGAAGAATACAATGATGTTAAAAAAAGCCTAGATACAGAAAATGCACGTCAAGAAGAAGTTGCTACATCTGTTCAAACGCTAGTACAGCAAAAAGAAAAAACACATCGTGAATATGAAGCTAGAAAGCAATTATTAACTACACGTAAAACAAGTAATGAAGAAGAATTAGATGCAATTGAAAAGAGACTTAAAGAGTACACACCTGTTAATGAAGAAGAAGTAAATAAGCATTTAGGGTTATTAAACACTAAATTACAAGAATGTGATACAAAAATTCAGGATCTTGGTAAGAATATTGCTGCGTTAGAAACAAAAAATGAATATGTTGTTGCAGCTCTTGCAAAAATTGGTACAGATAAAGATGTTTGCCCTACTTGTTTAAGGTCTGTAGGTGATACGGACAAACAACATATACATCAAACTAAGCTTGAGTATAAAGCAGAAGTAAATAATAGAGAGTCTGAAATTAAAAGTTTTGAGACAAAGCTTGAAGAGCTGAACAGTTTAAAGGTTAAAATCGTTGATGCTATTAAGAAAGGTCAAAATAGCATTAGTAAGAGTAATTTGCTTAAGCAACAATACGCCAACGACACAGAGCGTAAGACACAGTTGCAGTCATATAACAAGCAAGTTGAGCAAGACCTACTCCATCTTAGTGATACAAGCCTTACGGTAGAGAATTTGATAACTGAAACTAAGGAAAAACTAAAAGCTATTCAAGATAAAACTGACGGATTCAAGCGCGTGTTAAATTTACTTGATACAGTAAAATTTGTGGTTAGCGAGGAGGGGGTAAAAAGCTTTATTGTTAAGAGAATATTAGCATTGTTTAATAATAAAATAGGGTTTTATCTAAAGAAATTAAATTCAAACGCTATAATTACATTTAACGAATATTTCGAAGAGTCAATTATTAATGATAAAGGGAAAGAAACAACGTATTTCAACTTTAGTGGTGCTGAGAGAAAGGTGATTGATTTGGCCATTATGTTTAGTTTTATTGATATGCTTAATCTACAAGGAAATATATTTTACAATATACAGTTTTATGATGAATTGTTAGATACAAGTCTTGATGAGACTGGTGTAGAGCTTGTATTAAAGCTTTTGACCGAATTTGTAGATAAAAATAAATTTGGAGTATATATTATTTCCCATAGAAAAGAATGTGCAAGATTAGTTAATGGTGAGACTATTTTCTTAGAAAAACAAAACGGAATTACAACTTTGGGAGATATAATTACTAGTTGAGTTATATATAGTTGCCCATATATATTATACAAATGTTCGCTGCAAACCCCTTTGTCCCGCCATTACTACAACATGTACATGGCATGGTTCCAGCACAAGAGCAACGACCAGTATTGCAACCGGATAATTCGCAGCCACCAGAAGTTAATTTACCTAGAGCAGTACAATATTATGCAGACTATTCTGGTTGCGGCTTTTGGCGTATGCTATGGCCTGAACATCTACTTAATGCTTATGGTCATCTAACAGTTCACGGTAGTACCGTAATGGTTTTAGATCCCCGCTGGTACGTTAATGTTAAAGCTGTTAGAGTTCAACGTCAAGCAACATCTTCACAATTACAATTTGTAAAGTTTCTAAGAGAAGTATCTAAGCAAGTTGGGTTTAGAATAATTTATGAAATCGACGATTTAGTATTTTGTGAAGATATTCCAGATTATAATAAATTTAAAACCGCATTCGTGGACCCTGAAATTAGAAAGAATGCTCAGGAAATTATGTCGTTATGCGATGAAATAACAGTAACAAACGATTTTATGAAAGAGTATTATGCACAGAAGACGGGACATAAGCATATTACTGTTATACCTAATTTCCCTCCTAAGTTTTGGCTAGGTCATTTTTATGATGAAAAGGCTATTAGTAATAACTATGACGCTTACAAAAATAAGCCTAGAATTTTATATGCTGGTTCTGGTGCACACTTCGATGTAGAGAATAGAGTTAATCAAAATGATGATTTTGCACATGTAGTCAGGGCAATATATGACACACACAACGAGTTTCAATGGGTATTTTTGGGTGCATATCCCTTACCACTCCGACCTTTAATAGAAGCCGGGGTAGTAGAATTTCACCCATGGGTTAATTTGTATAATTACGGAGAAAGACTAAAGAAGTTAAAGGTTAATATGGTTGTAGCCCCTCTACAAGACAATACCTTTAATAAGAGTAAGTCTGATCTAAAGTGGATTGAAGCGAATTGCCTAGGGCTACCAATTGCTTGTCAGGATTTATGTACATATAAAGATGCGGAATTTAAATTCAAGACAGGTGATGAAATGGTTCGTGTTGTAAGAGAGGTGTTAAGTAAGAAAGGTAAGTATATGAATATATGTGCTGCAGCACGTAAGAATGCTGATAAACGGTGGTTAGAAAATGACGAAAATTTAGCATGCTATAGAGAACTATTTACTCTACCTTATGGCAGTCCTGAGCGCGTGAATCTTAACAGAATTAATAATATTAGTTAATACGCGTAAGCTGTTTAAAAACAAAACAAATACTCGGATAAACAAAAAACGTGATTAAGGGTGTTATTATTGAAGCATTAAAAAAAAGAACAAAAATAACCCCTACTGCTAGTGATAGCCAAAAACTTAAACAAATCCAACACGATAGAAGTTTACTTAGTAAAGGGTACTTTATTATAACAAAAGTGTCGAATTGATCTAGTGTTATAAAGTTTTGTTTGAAAAATATTTTTCCTAGTGTTATTTTGAGCGGACTGACAAACCATAATAATAGCGTGCTACATACAGCTAAAGCACCGCAAAAAAAATCAATAACGTTCATTGTTGCTGATTTAGTAGATTTTGTAATTTTACAATGTATTGTTGTCTTAAATTTCTTTCTATGCAACTACCGCAGCCGCCTCTTTTACGCATCTCGTCTAATTCGCGTGCATATTCGCCGCGAACCATTTCGCAATTTTGTATATTTTGCGGACATGGCTGAGAGAAATCAAAAAACTTCATAATGTCGTCCATACATATATTTTTAATTGCTTATTACACAAAATCCACTATCATATATAACCGATGATTGGCTATAGAAATATTGCTTACGATCCCAGACAGGAGCTAATTAGGCTATTTACCTGGGATAAATCTGGTAATAGAATAGCTATTGATTCGACTTTTCACCCGTATATTTTTCTTGAAAGTAATAATGCTAATGATGCTGTAAGTATTTTTAATACTAAATTAAAGAAAAAAACCTTTAAAAATCAATTTGAAAAATCTAAATTTTTAAATGATTCTAACACACCCCGGATATTTGAAAATCTATCACCTGGTCAGCAATTTCTTATTGATAATTTTTGGGAAGTCAATGAAACATCAGACTTTGCACAGTTTCCCCTTAAAATTTTCTTTCTAGACATAGAAACGTATTCAGTTGATGATTTTCCCAATATTGAAAAGGCTGATCATCCTGTTAACATTATAACTATATATGATACGTTAAAGAAGAAGTTTATAACTTGGGGTACAAAGCCCTATCATAAAATAGCCGAAGATCAAGTTTATTATTTTTGTAAATCAGAAAGAGAATTATTTGAGAGGTTTATTAAACATATTGAAAGTGATTACCCTGACGTTATATTGGGATGGAATTCAATTTTGTTTGATTTACCATATTTAATTAATAGAATTCGAGTTTTGTTTGATGATACCGCAGTGGCCAGGCTTAGTCCTATGCAAAGAGTACATAGTCGTACGCTTCGAGGTCAGTTTGGTAGAGAGCAAACTAGATGGTACATAGACGGAATTTCATGCCTGGATTATCTTGACATATATAAAAGATTTTGCTTGACTTTGAGAGAAAATTATAAACTTGATAATATCGCAAAAATTGAGTTAGGAGAACAAAAAGTAGATTATGGTGAAACAAATTTAAGTAGCCTGGCAGATAAGGATTGGAATTTGTTTGTTGAATATAATATACAAGACGTTCGACTTCTCGTTAAGCTAGAAGAAAAATTACAGTACTTTCAACTTTTGAGAATGCTTAGTTATACCGGCTTAACAACAATGGAAGCAGCAATGGGAAGCATGAGTGTAATTATTGGCGCTTGTGCCATACGGGCTAGATATAGAAATAAAAAAATCCCCACATTTATTAGAGGTGAAGATGATGGAAAACAAAATGAAGGGGCATATGTTAGCGAACCCAAACGAGGATTTCAAACTAACGTTGTAAGTTTTGATGCAAATAGTCTATACCCATCTGTTATGATAACGTTAAATCTGTCTCCAGAAACGAAAATGGGTGTCATAGAATCACAGACAAAAGAAAACGTGACTATACGCGATGTTAACAATAATATAGTTACACTACCTATTACAAAATTTGCTACTTTAGTTCAGCAAGAAAAACTTGCGCTTAGTAAAGCAAAGGTTTTGTTTACACAAAAGCACAAAGGCATTATACCAGAAATGGTTGATCAATATTACAAATATAGAGTACAAGTGAGAAAGGATTTAAAAAAAGCAAAGAAGCAACTTACGAGTACAGACAAAAATACTGCAGAATATCGAAAATTAAAAGACGAGATTAGTCTTTTAAACATTAAGCAGCACACTATTAAAATTTTTATTAACACGGTTTATGGTGCGCTTGGTAATAAGGTATTCCCCTTAGGGGATGACGATTTAGCACGAAGCATTACTTTAACGGGTCAAGCCGTTATTAAGCAAGGTAATGTTATATTAACCAATTACATAAAGGAAAAGGCTGGTTTATCAGAAGACCAAATAAAAGCAGATTTACCTATTATTTATAACGATACAGACTCTGTTTACGTTACGTTACATTCCTTGATTAATAAGACAGGTTTAAAATTTACAGATGCAACGGGTAAAATAGCCCCTGAGTTTTATAAAGAAGTCGAACATATTGAAAATCATTTAAACACGGAAATTAAAACCTGGTGTGAAAAATCTCTTAATAGCCAGGATAGTAGGATTGTTTTTAAGCGAGAAGCAATTTGTGATGTCGGGGTCTTCTTACAGAAGAAAAGATATGTTATTCGTATTTTAGATGAAGAGGGTATACCTACAGACAAATTTAAGTACACGGGTGTTGAGATCGCTAGAACCACAATGCCAGCTCCCATCAAGCCACTTGCTAAAAAAATAGTTGAAACTATGCTTCTTACTCAAAATCAACAAAAGACTGGAGAGATAATTACGGAGACGTATGATTTGTTTAAAACACTACCCGTGAGTGATATATCTTTTGTTACTGGTTTAAAAGGTTATGAAAAGTATTCACATAGATGTGAGGGATTTAAAACAGTAAAATCTATGCCTTTGCATGTAAAAGCTGCTTACATGCATAACCTATTACTTGAAACTTTTAATATTGACAAAAAATATGAAAAGATAGGTTCGGGCGACAAGATCAGATATTTTTATGTTAAACAACCAAACAAGTACAACATTAGTGCAATTGCATACAAATACTATTACCCAGAAGAGTTTGCCAAGGTTTTTGAGCCCGACCACGAGCTAATGTTTGATAAAATCATTTATAGTGCTGTAGAAAGGTTTTACGAAGCTGTTAACTGGACGCCAAAGAAACCTGGTGAGGCGTTGCAATGTGATCTATTTGCATTATTAACATAACAGTTGATTTTTTTCTTTTTGTATATATATTTTAAATATGAGCGAAATTACAGTATTTATTAATCATGTCGGTCAAACACTTTTAGCTGAAAAGCTTGAGGATAAGGCTGGTGTTCTTAAGGTAAAGAACCCCGCAATTCTTCATGTAGTGCCTAATCAGGGCGGCCAGCTTCAAGTACAACTTATTCCTTATTTCTTTAGGGAATTTATTGATTCATCTAGCAGGTCGGAAGGTGCTGTTTTTAACTTCGGTAAGGACAAGGTTGTAACTTCTGATATTAATCTTGATTCCAAGCTAGTTGAACAATACAAGCGCATTTTCTCTGATACCCCTGTACAGACGGCTGGTGCCTCTGCAGGCGGCGGGTCGCCAACTATTAAGTTGTTCGACGACGAATGAAGCAAGACGAACTTCTATCAAAAGCATTTAAAACGTTAGATGCTCTGAATCCAGAGGCTACGTTTTTATCTGAAAACGCACTTTGTAATGTTGATACTTGGTATGATACTGGATGCTATGCATTAAATGCTATAGTATCTGGTAGACTAAGAGATGGCGGTATTCCCAAAGGCCGTATAACTATTTTTGCTGGTCCATCACAAACGGGCAAGACATTATTAGTCAACAAAATTTTGGGTATTGCTCAAAAGAAAGGCATTATACCAGTAATTTTTGATACCGAGTTTGCTATCGACAAGACAACAACCGCAGGTGTTGGATTAGATCCAGATAAGACAAAATATGTCCCTGTATATACTATTGAAAATGCTCGTAATCAAATTAGCACCTTTCTTGATAGTATTGTAGAGAATAATTTACAGGGCAAATTTATTATTAGTTTAGATAGCTTGGGTAATCTAGCTGGTAGTAAAGAAGTAACAGATGTTGAGAAAGATAAGAGCGCTGCTGATATGGGCACTAGAGCCAAGGGATTAAAGAGTATGTTAAGGTTATTAACATATAAAGCTGGGCGCGCTGGCGTACCAATCTTAATGACAAATCACACTTACAGTGACCCAGCTTCTCTATATCCTTCTTTAGTTCAAAATCAAAGCGGTGGTAGTGGTCCGCTTTATATGGCCAGTGTAATTGTACAGCTGGCTAAGAAGAATGAAAAGCAAGAGAATGAGGAAGAGGCTATTCTGCCAGAGGCAAAAAATTATAGTGGTGTTACGCTTAGGGCGTTAACTGTTAAGAATAGATTTGTTCCGCCTTTCTTAGAAGCAAGTATTAATTTAAACTATTTAACTGGTCTCGACAAATATAGTGGACTACTCGAGATGGCTGTTAACCATGGTCTGATTATTCAGACAGGTTCTACTTACACCAAACCAGACGGTACAAAGTTAGGATATGCGAAGAACTTTACAAAAGATAAAAAGTTCTATGAAGAGCTTATCCCGCTTCTTGATAAGAAGCTAGAGACTGCGTACAAATACGGAAACGTTTCTGGTGAGGTTGTAAGTGAAAAAGAATAAAGTAGTAGTACCTATTTCTGGCGGTATGGATAGTACCGTCATTTTATATAAAGCCGTTGAACAATTTGGTGCTGAAAACGTTTTTGGGTTATCATATGATTATGGTCAACGCCACAAAAGAGAGTTAGAGTTAGCAAAATATCATATTGAAAAATTAAAAATAAAGGAATGGTCTACTATTGATGTGACGTTTATTAAAAAGCTTGCACCGACAAGTAGTTTAACTAATGATAATATCGATACACCTGATATAAGACAAATAGCTGGTGAGGCGCAACCTAAATCATACGTTCCTAATAGAAATATGATTTTTCTAAGTATTGCAGCTTCATACGCTGAAGCTGTTGGTGCAAATACTGTTTATCATGGTGCGACGAAAGTTGATAGCTTAGCTGGCTACTGGGATGCTAGTCCAGAATTTTTACCAACTATTAATAGTGTATTAGCCCTTAATAGAGAGATTAGAATTAATATAGAAGCACCATTAATAGAAATGGATAAAGCAGATATTGTTAAGGAAGGTATTAGATTAAGAGTACCTTTTAGCAAAACATATACATGTTATTCTGGTGAAGATTTGAGCGATGCAAATTCACCTAGCAGCGCGTTACGTATTAAAGGGTTTGCAAAGGCTGGTTATATAGATCCTCTAAAATATAGACAGGATTTAGTTGATGTGTGGAAGAAGTATAATTGTAGATTAATTGAGTACGATACCTATAATAATTAAATGTGTGGTATTTTTGGTGCAACAGAGCAAGAGCAATTCTTAACTCTATATGAATTGAACCAAAAGCGTGGCAATTTTGCAACATCTATTTGCTTTTTGTCTAGAAGTGGTGATCTTCACATACACAGATGGAACAGTGTTATTGAAACGGCACACATAAAAAAAATATTAAAAGATAGTGGTGATAGTCTGCTTTATGTCGGGCACACACAAGCACCAACATCATCAAAAAGAAAATATGCCCCAGAAACTGCACATCCTTTTAATACGCAAAATTATACCATAGCACACAATGGAGTCTTAACAAACTTTAAAGAATTAAAAGAGATGTTTGATCCGAAATGGAAAAATCCTGTCGACAGCAGTATTATTCCGTTTATTTGTACTATGTATGAAGAGGAATTTCCAGACTGTCAAAATGTAGAAGCAATAACGAATAGCTTGAGTAAGTTAGAAGGTACTTTTGGGCTTTGGATTTATGATTCTGCTCAGAATACTATGTTTTTGGCAAGATGTGGGAGTACTTTGTTTGCAGATAAAATTAGCAATACTTTTAGTAGTGCGAAATTTAAAGGCTCAGAATCACTAGAAGAAGGGTGTTTATATCAATTAACGCCTGAAGGTATAACAGCTGTGGGCATGTTTGATTGCGATAGTCCGTTCTTTACTTAATAATAATATTTTGTATCAAAATCTCTGTTATCGTAATCAAAACCTAATTCTTTGGCTACTGTTGTAGCATCATCAGCTTCCGGATAATCTTCTATCGTTTCAACTTCACCCGAACCTTCGCCTTCTGCAGACTGTTTTTCGACTTGCTTTTCTTTTAATACACCTGCTTGTTTTAAGATATCAATTAAATCAAAAGATTTAACTTTTAATAGCTGATCTTTTGAGCGACCAGGTTCTTCGTTATACTCCTTTATTGCATTTTTTAACACGCTTAAAATTTCTTTTTCATGGACATCATCATCTGGTAGATTTAACACTAATGCCTTAAGTTTTTTGTCTTCAAGGGGCGCTGATTTATCGATTTCATATACTGTTTCTGTTTTTACGGGTTTAGCTTCAGGTGCAGTTTTAGCACCATCTTCTACGGCTTTTTCTACTTCTTTTGGCTGCGCTACTGCATGACCGTGTTCATCGATGTCAATAACATCAAGCAAATTACTTACAATTCGTGCTGTATAGCCAGCAACAGTAGTTCCAATTTTTAGTTCATCCTTTAATAAATTGATTAATTCTGCCTTAAACTTATCTTTTGAGCCAGGGTAAAATAGTTTATATTCTACACCGTTTGATGTATGAGTCACAGGTTTAAAGAGTTTAGTTTCTATAGCTTTAATAAGTGAGTCTATCTTTTCATCAGGCAGTCCTTTAAGACCATAACCACCGCCAGCGCCTTGCCGTGGGTCTGATTTAAATTTTAAACTGTCAGCTGCATATTTAGCCATTTCGTTTAAATGCTTAGAATATGCCTCAAAAATGAGCTTGCTATCACTATCCATAGTACTTGATTATTTATATAAAAACACTATAATTTTGTGCATGATAGGTGTATTCTCTATTAGCCCATTACCTGGTAACTGTTTACTGGAAAAGACGTTTCCAAAGCAAAATAACATAGAATTAAATATTTTATACAATAATACGAGTATAGGGCTAAGCAAATACTACAATAGTATAATTGAAAATGTGGATAATGATAAGTATGAAGCTGTTATATGCTGTCATCATGATGTTTGCTTGAGATTTGCAAATTTAACTACTGCAGTCAAAGATTCATTGATTAATTACGATGTTGTAGGTGTAGCAGGCGGCATACAACCTAAAATTGTAGATAAAAATTTATGGCATTGGATGATGGGTAGCAGTGAATATAGAGGTATTGCTGCGCATGGTGATAATTTTGAAAATATGTTTGTAACATCGTTTGGACCGACGCCTTCAGAGGTAAAGGTATTAGATGGTGTTTTTCTAATGTTTAAAACAAAGAAAATTAGAGAGTCAGGTACTCGCTTTGATGAGATGTTTTTATGGCATCATTATGATATTGATTTCAGCTTGACTTGTGTTAGAAATAAGCTTAAATTAGGTGTATGGCCTATTTTAATCTATCACCAGAGCCCAGGGTTGCGAGATTTAAATGATAGCAAATGGGTGAAAAGTAATGATTATTTTAAATTAAAATGGAAGTAAAAAATAAAAAAGTTTTAGATTTAGATTTCTATGAGACAGTTGTCATGTATAATTGTCTTACCGATTCTGCATATCTTGCTTCTATCGTTGATACATTAGAAGCCAGATTTTTTAAAAATAATGATATAAAAAATATTGTAACAATTATTACGAAATTTTTTACGGAGAGAGGTACAGTTCCTACTCACACAGAAATAAAAGCATATTTAACTACAGATGAACTCAAGACAAGCTTTAAGAATGTCGTTGGTCTATTCACAGGTATAGATAAAAAATTTGAACGTAATGAGCTTATAGAAAACACGGAAACTTTTCTTAAGGAAAAAGCAGTTTATAATGCATTACTGGATGCGGCGGATAAACTAGATTCAAAGCAGTTAAATACAACAGAGCTTTTAGTAAAAATTGAAAAGGCTGTTGGTATTAATCTATCTCAGCATATGGGGTTAGAAATATTTAAAGATATTGATATCTTTATAAACGATCTTCATAGTGAAGAGCCTCACATAAAGACTGGATGGAAATGGTTAGATGCAAAACTTGGTGGTGGGTTTTTAGAAAATGGTAGGGCATTATATGTTTTTGCAGGCGAAACTAATGTTGGTAAAAGTATTTTTCTAGGTAATATTGCAACAAATATTGCTTTGAATGGAAAAACAGTATTATTGATTTCGCTTGAAATGAGTGAAATGATGTATGCTCGTAGACTTTCATCAGCAATTACAAGTATACCTCTCAGTCACTTAAAGGCTGAATCCGATAATTTAAAGCAATTAATTACGGAAATTGGAACTGGTAAAAAATCTAAAATAATAATCAAGGAATTTCCACCTTCAACCTTAACCCCTCACCAGCTGAAAGCATTTGTTAAAAAGTTAATTCAAAAAGGAATAAAACCAGATGCCATAGTTTTGGATTATTTAAATTTACTTCATAGTTCAATAGGAAATAATAGTTATGAAAGAATACTATATGCTGCACAACAGGTAAGAGCGCTAAGCTATGAATTAAATTGCCCTATTATTTCGGCAACTCAGTTAAACCGTTCAGGGTATAATGTTGATAACCCCGGTTTAGAGACAATTTCAGAAAGTATCGGCCTTGCTACAACATCAGATGCTATTATTTCAATTTGGCAAAAAGACGAAGACAAGGAACTAGGCACGATAAACATTGGAATGACAAAGAATCGCTTTGGGCCAAATTTTGGTAGCATTGCTTTAAAGATAGATTACAACACATTGCAAATTACAGAAGATGATACTATTAATGAGAGTGATGAAGCTAGAGAGTTTACCAAAACATTATCTGATTTAAGTAGTACGTGATTTTTTGTAATTTTAATATAAATTCATGTAACGCAACAAAATTATATGAATTTCAACAATATTCATCAAGATGAAGCAGACCATTTGTTTCGTTCCTATTGTAGTTTTGTATGTATTACTTTTAATAAGAAATATAATTTAGCTAATATACTTTTACTTTTTTTACAAAATAAAAATTTGAAAGAATTATTTAAATCATTACTCGATGTTGAAAGCGATGTATTAGCGGTTAAAATGTTCCTTGAGTTTGATCCTTCATTGTGTAAGAGCAAATACATTATGAAGTATTTAAATTCAAGGAAGGCTAAATGATTTCAGAAAAAATTATATATAACATTTTTTTAAAAACCTCTAGAACCTATGCAGGGTTACCTTTTCGCTACAGAAAGCAGTGGCATGATTTTGATAAAACACCCCAATATCAACATGTATTGAGATTAAAAAATTTCTTTTCACGCAACAAGAGCGTTGATATTAATGAATTTTTTATTGCACCTTACACTATATACCCTGGGGAAAGCGGCTTTGATTTATCATTTTATTCATCACAAAAAGCTATCAAGATATATACCATGGCACAAAAGAAAAAATTATTTTTAATACCCGATGACAAATATCATCTTAATAATATAGCAAAAGGGCTCAAATACATTTATCGTTTTTGTAGGGAAAAAAATATTAGTTTATTAAGTTATCCTAGCTATAAAGAAGGCATTCAGCCAGTATTCATTACGCACATTAAAGAAAGACGTGTGAGCATATACAATTTGTTTGCGTTTGATAGTTTTGAAAAAGAATTTAGATCTGTTGACCCAGATATATTACGATTTACCCTAGGTGAAATTTACGATAATATTGATGTTTTTAGAACAAAATATTTAAATAGTAATTCGGCAAAAAAATTGGCAGTATATGGCTTAAAAAAACTTATGGCGGTTAAAAATAATAGTTGATTAAAATTAGGATCATACTATCATAATAACATGAGTACAATCACTAAATCGATGTTCGAAAGTATTAAAAGTTCTTTAACTAAGAATAATACACAACAATCCCGTAATAAAGATATTTTAAAGTGTGAAGTAGGCAACACTTATACAGTTAGGTTGCTACCTAACGCGGCGAATCCAGAAAAAACGTTTTTCCATTATTATACATTTGGCTGGACTAGTTTTTGCACTGGACAGTATGTTTCTGCTGTGAGTCCTTCAAGCTTTGGTGGTCGCGATCCTATTGCAGAGTATCGCTATAAAGTCTTAAAGACCGGTACAGATGAAGAGAAGCAAAAGGCCAGAGCCATTTTGCGTTCTGAGAAATGGCTTGTAAATGCATACATTATTAATGATCCTGTTACGCCTGAGAATAATGGAAAAAATATGATTGTTCGCTATGGCAAGCAGCTTCATAAAATTATTATGGATGCTATTGAAGGTGAAGGCGCAGAAGATCTTGGCTCGAGAATTTTTGATTTGTCTGATAAGGGATCGAGTCTTAAGATCAAAGTTGAGCAGCAGGGAGATTATCCTACGTATGTGAGTAGTAAGTTTGCTTTACCCAAGGCTATTGAGGGTCTTGATAAGTCAAAGCATGATGAGATTTATAAAAACATTATTGATCTCGAATCTGTACTACCTGTTAAAAGTTATGATGATCTAAAAACGATGCTTGATGAACATTATTTTTGTGATAATACGGCAAGTAAGCCCGCTAGTAATAATGTAAAGTCTGTGCAAAGTAATAAAGCCCCTGTGTCAACAGCTGAGGATTTGCTTGAGGATGATACGGTAAAGCAATTGCTAGCTGATATTGATGATGTCAAATAATGGATGGTATAGTAAATTTATCTCCTGATGATCCTAGAGCACAGGAGGCTATATATAATCTTTTAGGTACGACATTATCTGAATTAAAAGAAATAGACAGAAATGTAGTTGGTAGTTCCAGAAATATTTCTGCATTAAAAACTAACCTAAATGATGTACTTAATTTTACCCGTCCGTCACCTATGGCGACCACGGTTAATGCAGGTATTAATGTGCCTCAGCACAGTGCACCGCCTGTATTACAACCTGTTATAACAGCACACCCCACGGTTCAAGCACCTATGCAGCAAACCGTAGAAGAAACAAAAGACGACCCCAATCAACTCGTTTTTGATTTTAATCAAAAAATTACACCAGACACTATTAATAATAAGCTTGATAGAATTTTAGAAAAATTAGAAACTATTGCTAATTATATTAAAGTATAATTGCTTTTTTAATTTTATCTTTATAATATAAAATGTGAATGTTTTTATACCTAATAGAAAACTATTTGTTAGTGGCTTTCTTTCCCCGTTAAGTAAAATCAACGACAGTTGTGTTATATGTATTAAAGATACAGGTTTAACATGTACTGTTTGTACTAACGACTCTTCTGTAATTTTAAATACACAATACAAATTAAATTTGGATGTAGACAGCACGCTGTGTCTTAATATTGCTGATGTAAAGAAAATTATTAAGGCTTTTGAATGTATTGGAACGGATTCATTTACATTTAAAGTTGATAAAAATAATATAGCGTACAGCGGTCCTGAAGTTAATTTTAAGTATCATTTGCTCGAGAATGGTATTATTAGTCAACCCAAACTTAATAT